TTCGTGCTGGTGTCTCTGGTATGAAAGCTGTCTTGAACTTCGTTCGTGGCGCTGCTTAATTTAAAGGGTTTCAACCCTTTAAATTTTCCAGGAGTATGTACAATAAAATATAAATGCATAAATTGAGTGAATGCGATGAATTTCACGCTACACTATATAGAGATGACAAGTTTTTTTTAGTTAAGGTATATGGATTTGGGTTAGATGGTTTGGGTAGGTTCTTCAAAGTTGTAAAATCCAAGAGATTTGGAAGTATCAAAGAGTGTTTGGACTTTTTATATTTCAATTCTAATATTGATACTCCTTCTTTGGATGATTTTGATTACTATAGCCAACGGTTGACTTTGTTTGACTATTTAAATTGTGGAGTTGATTTTGATGAAGACTAGACATATTCATATCTGTATTGATGACGAAACTTATTTTGCGCTCTTATATTTACAGTCGCAAACTGGTTTGTCTAAAACGCAAATCATTGAAGATTTAATCAAAGAAAAGAAAAAATGGGGTAGATGAATTTATGAAAAAAGATGAGTATATGAAAATATATGCTAAAATTATGAAATTTGATAAAGAGCCATTGACAGCCGAGGAACAGACTGCATGGATTGAGTATCATTTCGAATTAGAGGAGAAGCAAAGGGAAAGTTTAGAAAATATTGCTAAGTATTCCGAGGCTAATTCTAAGGATACTAGCGAGGTCTTAAGTGGCTTAAAAGATAAAGAGGTATCAAAGGATTGGTCAGGTTATAACGAGCTTAAAACAGCCGTATATGACGATACCAAGTTGATATCTACGATTGAGCAAAACAAGCCACAAGCGACGGTAAAACTTGATAACAAGCAATTAACAGACTTCGTGGTGCTTTTGACAGTTTGTATCTGTATTGGCATATTTGCGATAAAATTAGTTAATACGCTATTTTCAGCGGTAGAAAATTGAGGTGAAAGATATGAAAGATTGGTTTGTTCCTAAGTATTTGGGTATTCCGTTTATTGACAATGTAATGCGCTGGCTTAATTCTGGGAAACCGGAAGCTATCGCAGTATATGTGATACTGTTTGTAATTGTGCTTTTGACCATCTTTTTGAAAAAAAGAGATGTAGACTAATGGGAGCGAAGAGCGCCTACCTGTACCAAAGTTTTTCCCGCTGTGGACAACCCCCCCTCCACCTGCCCCAAAACCAAAGAGGCGGCAGGAGTTTAGGTGGAGAGTGCTAGCCTAGAGGGTCACCTAACCAGCGAAACCCTCCTCCTCGCCTCCTTAACCTACCCCCTTAACTGTCTTGATTTTTAGCATATCTTGAGGCTGTCGTACCCCTCCCAGATGTCCTAAAAATATAGACCGGCAAGCGGAGCGCGCAGTTCGGCGCGGGTGGGGGGCTCGGGGGGAGGCACCCGCGCAGACTAGCCCCCCGCCAAACTTCTTCCTCTCTTTTTGCTCAAAGAGCTGGGGCTGTGGGGGGGTTGTCCACAGCGGATCAAGAAAAGCTTTGGGGAGGGTAGGCTCTGGCTCGTAGTGTGAATGTTTATGAGGTGATTTTTTTGAAAAAAGATAATGATGATGAAATATTTGATAGTGGCTGTTTTTGGGCTATTTTGCTGTTGGTTTTAGTAGCTTATATAGCTATGGCTTGTTGGTGGGTTTTTGGGGATCCTAGAGAGGTTTTTGCCGACCAGCAAATCGAAACCAGACGATTTCCAAGCGGAAAAGTTAAGGTGGACGGTGTTGAGATTGCTGGTACTGACAGAAACTTTGATTTGCCAAAAGGCTGGGAGGCATCTGTGGTGCAATATGATATACGCTCTTACCCGTCTGACACGGTTTACTCATACGGCCCACAAGCATTTGACGGCTTTCTTCGGTTTTTAAAAGGCGCTAAAGAGAAAAACTATGTTTCAAACAAGGTAACATTTGTAGTCATATCAAAAAATGGCATTGTTCATGAAACGAAATCAGGCACGAAAGCAAGTTTTTTTGACAAAAACAACAGGCCGATTGAATTTAACCTTAAAAAGCCGTGGCGAGAATTCGACGGTAAGACCTCTGGTGTATATCTTGTTGATGGTGATTATTTTAAAAATCTACCGCATCGTCCAGATTGGGCGAAAGATGATAATACTTTGGGGTATTGGGGTCTTGATGTCAACACACCAAAAGAGGTTGACGGCAAGCTCGTGCCTAGTGGTCAACGTGTCCAGCAATTTCAGTCTCTTTCTGCTATTTGGGGGTCTAATGGCTATGCGCCGCAAGACCCTACTAGAGACGTACTTACGCAGTATAGCGAAGCCGATCCGCCTCGAGACGGTGTTAGTCACGCCTATGATTATTTTAAGCGTTCAGGTGATGCGGTGATATCAAATAATGTGCTGGTTAAAGAAAATGGTCAATTTTTAGCTGGCAATAAGTACGAAGCCATGAAAGATAAGGCTAAGATGTCTCTTAATTGGGTAAATGTCGAAGTAGATGAAAATGCCTTTGAAAATGACGCAAAAGAAAAGAAGCAGAAAGAAAAACAAGAAGAAGATAAGAAAAAGTCTGAAAAAGATGATAAAAACAAAAATTGGTGGGATAAGCTTTTATCTTGGCTGTTGTATGATGAAGATTTCGTAAAAGAGCAATTTCAGTCAGTATTAGCTGGTGCTGGTGCTCCCGAGGGTACGAGAGTTTTTGAGGTAGATTCTAACGGTGGCGGTGTACTCTATGAATGGGCTTTAAATCAATCAAGGGACAATGGTCTTAATACGCAAATATACGGTGGAATTGAGGTTTTAAACCAACTTGGCACCGGCTACACACATAACGGTTATTGGGAGCTGATTTCAAAAAATTTCACAAAATTCATGTTTACGTTGATTGCAAATTATTTCATCATGAAAAAATTCTATAAGAGGTTAAAATAGTATGATTAATGTTTTAGTGTTATTAGGTTGCACGCTATTTAAATTGCTATTCGCTCTCTTGCCACCGCTGAACGTAGCTGTCGCAAGTGTAACTTTGCCAAATTGGTTTAACTTATGGGTGGATATGCCAGCCTTTCTTGCACTAATTACAACTTTCGTTGTGGTTTGGTTGGCTGAGTATTCTGTAAAGATTGCGGTGTTTTTGGTTAAAATAATTAGGGGGTAATCTATGTTAGTAGTTGCGTTTGGCTTTGCTTGCGTGTTGGCTTTTACGCTTGCTTTGCCGTTTTTGGAAAAAAAGTCTTTTTCTTTGCTTGTTTGGTTGCGTGACAGATTGAGAGGTAAAGCATGATACCTTTGCACCTCTTTATTTATGCATTTTTTTTGTCAATTTATGATAGCTTTACTGTAAAATCTGTAGTTGATAAGTTTAATAAATATGCAAGATGTGATATTTTCGTAGGCAAAACCGGCTCTGGTAAAACCATGTGCGGCATACATTTGGTGCGCAAGATTAAGCGAGTTTTTAAAGATATTATCGTGATTTCAAACATTGAGAGCCCTCTTGTGGATTTACCGCTTACCATGGGAAATGTGTTGCATATTTACGATAAGCCGGTTGTGGTCTTAGTCGACGAGGCGAATTCGACATTTGCGAGCAAGTTGCGGTCTGATGTGCCCGAGGATTTAGTTAAATTTCTGATGCAGACTAGGAAAGGTGCTGGTAAATGGGTGATACTACTTACTCAAGATTACAGTTTGCTAGATACTAAATTCCGCAAATTGGCGCACTATGTCTATGACTGCCACACTTTTTTTGGACGTTTAACGAGGTTTCGTAGATTTTCGCAACAGGACTACGAGTATTACTATGCGGCTGGTGGTGTTAATACCATGGTTCGGACGGGCAAATCAGCGCCTAAAATCAAGCGAGTGTCGGATTGGTTTGTTCAAGACGCTAAAATCAGGTCTCTCTATGACTACAAGGCTGTGGTAAAGACTGATTGGCATACAAATTATGATGTTTCAGCGCTCAGCTGAGGGCTCAGGCCGGCTTTAGCCGGCGAGCGCCAGCGAGCGAAAAAAACCCCGTTCCTGTAACACGGGGTTCAAAATGAAAAATACGCTTTAAATCGAATTTTTTTTGGAGAGAAAAGATGGAAATTTTAAGAGTGCCAGCGTTTGACTGGTTGACTTTTAGTACAGATGATTTGAGTTACTCTTTGCGAGAAGATGAACTAGAAATTAGGTCTAGAGTTATGGACAAGGGAAATGGCCCGATGAATTGGGTTGATAAGTCAGGCTTTGATGAAAACGGGATTTATGAGTATTTGCTTTCAAATTGTGATTTGGAGAGGGTATCACGTTTTGATGTCTGCATCGATGTTAGGTTAAATTCTTTTGAGGACATCAGCAATTTCAAACCACTTGTCAAGCGACTGAAATTTAAAAAGTATCTTGAAAGTTTTGGTTCTGGCGGTGGACGTACCTACTATTTTGGCTCTAATGATTTGATACTTCGTATTTACGAAAAAGGGGGTCAGCTAAAAAAAGAAGATACGGACTATCTTCGTTCGTGGGTGCGTTTTGAGTTTCAGCTTAAAGGTCGACTTGCTCGTGATTATGTTCGCACTTCAACTGATGCGGTTGAGTTGTTCGGCATTTTAGCTAGCAAGTATCTTGATATTGAGTTTGAGGGGTTTAGCTTCTCAAAAAAAAGTTAGTTAAGAGTGATTTTGAAACGGTGTCCTCTTATTACGAGCATCAGGTCAAGCCGTGGCTAAAAAAAGAAATCAAGAAAAATCCTGACTTCTTAGAAAAAATTTTATCTGATATAGACAGATATAGCAAAGATGTCTTAAAATAACCTTAAAATTACTTTACAAATCTGATACTTTAATATATAATGGATATATCAAGTTAAGGATAGCTTGATGAAAAATAAAGAAAGGCCTCTTATAAGACTAAGAAAACGAGGTAAAAAAATGAGTTATAAATTGCTATCCGTATCTACATACGATTTTAAGAATGACGAGGGCGAGCAAGTCCAAGGCGGAAAAGTTATCGTCTATGATGATAATGCACCCAAAAACGAGCCTTTGCAAATTATCAACTTGAATGTTGATATTTCAGTCGCTCAAAATGTTTTAAATCAAGTGCTTAAGTATCCGGCAAATGTTGATTTGGTCGGTACGCTTAATTCAAAAGGTAAATTCGTAGTTAATTCTATCAACATCCTTTAATGTTAAGGGTGGGTGGTAGGCAAAAAGAAAAAAGAAGAAAGGGGTATATACTAATGGCTGAGGGAGCTGTTGAAGCAATTAAAGGGATTTTGACCACACTTACTGCATACTTTCCAACTGTGCTAGCTG